GTTAGGTTCATTCATTGATCCTCCTCCCTTTTCATTGAGACAAACTTAGATTCTAGTTTTTCAATGCAAAGATCCCAGGCATCATCCTCACTTATGTCTAATTTCTTAGCAATAGACTGTGCTAGCTCTCTTAAATGCGTAGCTATAGCTGTAAGGTTGTACGGATAATCACTCATTGATTTTCCTCAGTAACTTTAATAAAAGACTCTTCATTAATACTGAATTTAATAAAATTATCTGTAAGAGCATTTGTAATAGCGTATTGAGCGACATTCCTACAGTTAGTTTTAATGTTGTGATCAAGATTAAAATCAGTTTCAAATTGGATAGTGATAGTACCTTTCATTTATCTACCCCCCTGAAATTGGATAGACGCATTGCGTAAGCTTTCCCAGTACATTCCATTACCATCATCATCAATCAAGATAATAGAATGTTTCTCCAGGTCTACACACACATCTTTTATATACCTCCCCTCATCCTCATCGGATAAAAAGATACAAGCTCCCTTTAAAAATTCGCAAGGGATACTCTGATTGCTACAAAGTTTCATAAAATTAATAATCTAGGACTAGGTTCGTAAAGAACCTGTTAAAAATTCATATCTAAAAAATTCTTAAAAGGTTCATTAAAAATTTTGCTACGGATAATAAGCAACTAACATCTAAAAAAAATAAAAAAAAGAAAGAAGCCTAAAATTAATTAGGCTTGTCTTCTTCTTTAACATCAAGAGACTTGTAAGCTTCCAGTAGCTCCTTATTAGTAGCTTCCTGGTTAAACCATAGTCTCTCGATCTCTGCACGTTTAGCAGCTTTTAATTCTGCTTCGTAGTCGTATTTGTCGTTAGACATAATTTAATAATTAATAACTGGGCGGTGTTTGTAGCTCTAAAGAACTACTAAGATCCTCTTATTAAGAGAACCCTTTAAAAGGTCCCTTGTAGTTCTTTAGAACTACGTAGACCCTTTAAGGGATTGTCTAAAAGATTTTTGACTGAACTATAAAATAATAAGTATCGTGATCCCATCCCATAGATAAAATATCTACGTTTGGATGGAAGTCTTTAAAATACTCTGTCTTTAATAGTTCCCTGGTAGCATTGGCGTAATTGTCAATAGCTTCTATTTCAGTATCCCAAGGAATAACTTTTGAATAAGTAGTTTCAGCATCTTTTTTATAAAATGCTTTTGCTCTTGGATCTTTGTAATCCGTAGGCCCTAAGAATTTAGTTTTAATTACTAAACCCTTAACCTTTATTTGGTCCATGATTCTATTATTCATAGCTTTAAAAAGGTTGAGTCCAGTTTTCATACTGCCAGGATGTAATCTTTCCATCCTTACAAAGTGAATCTGTCCAGTTGTTCCAGGCTTCTCTTTTAGCTACATAGTCAAAACGGTTATCTTTTAACCATTCGTTATGCAGTTCTTTGAAAGTCTCTAAGACTTCTTTTTTAGTAGTCATTTAATTAATTAGTTTCTGGGGCTTAGTCCTGGCTATCTATTAGTTATCTATTAGTTAGCTAGTCCTATATATAGGATAGATTAGGAAGATATAGGACGCCCACCGATAAATAATAAATACAAATAAACTTAACAAAATGAAACAAATGACCTATAAATACCCACTAACTAGATTATAAGTCTAGTTAAAACCTAGTTATATTAATAAGTTATCTAATAGTTACTTAAAAACTACAGAAAAAAGTCATATATAAGGGGTAAAAATAAATTTTATATATATGCGTAAACCCTTCAAATTTTTGCCCCAAAAATATTTAGTAGAGACCTATAGATAACTATAAGTTAACTAATAGATAACTTATAGATTAACTATAGAACCCCTATAGATCTGCCCAGAAGTGATCTATAGGGGTCTGTAGTAGGTCTATTGTATTGACCTATAGTTGTTAGTCTAATAGGTAAAGCTGTGGGCTGCTGTTCTGTGTGGGATTCTGTGACTTTGGTCGTTTCTATGACTTTGTGGGTATCTAACCGCATGAACCCCCCCTTTATCCCCCCCAAGTTTATCCAAGACTAGTACCTAATAAGAATTATTAATGAATCCATCGTTAGAGGTATTAGAATTACTTATCTGTCTATGAGTCATACCCATAGCTGCCTGAGTAACGGAGTTATTAAGATAAGAACCCCAGTTATCTAGGTGAGCGGATAGTAATTCATCTTTACGAGATCTTATATTACGGTCTTCATCAGCAGACATATAGTCAGTCCAGTAGGCTACTGCTCCTGAAAGAGCATCAAGGATGTCATCGTGTACTAGAGAACCTCTATGTTTGGTTATACGAGACATCTGATAGAAGAGTTGTAGCTTTAGTTTTCTTTCTGGGGCTTCGTTAGGATTGGATCTATAGTCTTTTTCTACTACCTTTCTATCAATAATTAGCCTGTGAGAGTTCATTACAGGTTCTAGGATGTCTATAATTCGTAGTTCTTTAGTCTTGGTGTTACGAACGTCTTGTACTTCACAGGGGTGATACCTCATAAGGAAGGGTTTTAGGAGTTCTGCAAACATACCTCCACCCATGTTTGATTCAACGAGTATGGTATTTACGTTATTGGTCTTGGCTATTTTAGATAAAGTTGTTAAAACTGCATCAGAGTAACCACCATTAAGACCCCCTGCGTCAGGGACGTATAGATTACCGTTTAACATTTTTACTACTGCATAACCTGTGGCATCCTTTCCCTTCCCTGAGGGGTCTACAAACATCACTGAGCCTGTATATTCAATCCAATCACCGAATTGTTGGGCAGGTCGGTAGAAATGATCACCGTTAAACCCTACACAAGGTAGTTCTTTGATGACATATTCGGGAGAGGAAGACCAGATTACCTTTTCTGGTGCATGATCTGGGTTAACAGAGGAGATTATTAGGTCTGAAAGCTTAAGAGGGTATCTATCCTGGTCTGATAACGAAGTATCAAGCATAAATTGTAGAGAGAACCCAGAACGTCCGTAGGAGGCCTCACGTTCCATTAGATCTATCGCACTGAATCTTTCTGGGTCAACAGGATCTTTAGGCTTTACAAGCTCTTCTTGAAGGCTCTGGGCTAACTTAGGAGCTAGTCTATCCCCATAGTTGTTTTTTAGGTCTGGATAACGTGCAGTCCAGATGCGAGTTGTATATCCACGTTCTTCTAGTGTTAGATATAAAGATTGTTCTGTTTGTGGTGTACCGAGAAAGGTTATTTTACCGTTAGGTTTAAGGATGGCATCAAATTCTTTTACAGCTTCACTTAACTTGTCTCTCATCGGTTGGGTAAAGCTGTTGTTTGGTACTTCCACGTCATCAGCTATAACTTCATCTGCTCTACTACCTGCCATTTGTCCTAGAACACCCTGAGACTTTACTGAAGGGGCATGGTCAGCTTGAGCAGGGCCAACATCAAAACTTATCTTAGAGTTTCTCTGAGAGTCTTCTGGACGTAGTGGAGCTAATATTGGCATCTCGTTTATAAGACGCATGGTAAATGTACTAAAATTATCTGCTCTATCTTTACTTGCAGAGACAACAAGGAACTTTAGTTGTGGATTCATCCGTAGTTTCCACACAACGTAGGTAGATGTAATCCAACTTTTACCCACTCCTCTAAAGGCCTGTATGATCTTTCTACGGGGTCCGTACTGTAAATACTCAGCAATGTCTAATTGAACTGGTGTGGGGTCAGGTAGGTTAAGATGACGCCACGTTATGATCAGGAAGTATCTAAAGTCTTGTAGTTTCTCAGGAAGCGGTTGCATATTGTTCAAGAAAGTTTAACTGAAGGGGTGCATCTTCTGTCCATTGCTGGCTCATTGCCAGTGCTATCCCATTATAAGTTCGTGACCTGTTTTTCCACCTGTCAGGTCCTGGTGGCATCATGTGAACTCTTGGTTCTCTACCCTCAACAATATCTGTAGGTCTTAGTTTGGGTAAATTCTTAAGCCATAGGCAGGTTGCCTTTGTCTCTCCATGCCCAAACATCCACGGTTGTATTGTCTGATCTGCTGGTCTTATGGCAGAACTTATGATACTGACAGGGTTTTCTATACACCATCTTTTGATTGGTGCGTTCATTAACAGTCTTACAAAATCAAGAGACTCTTTTTGTTCCTTTTGCTTTCTCCAGAAGTGTGCCGCACCAGAGACAGCAAGATGCTGACAACTGGGGTGTGCCACCATCAGGTCAAAGCCATCATAAAGAATATCTCTTACATCTCCTTCGTAATGTGGTCCCTCTACTTCTGTGGGTAACAAATCACAGCTTATTGCATCATGCCCCTGTGCTATAAAGGCATCTCGTACTCTGCCAGAGTATTCACAGGCAACAAGAACTTTCAAATTATCTTTCTATACTGGGGATTACATCAAGGTCTGGAAGGTTTGACATGAGATCTTCCATAGGACTCTTTTCTGTTGGTATACATTCAATACCATTATCCTTGAGAAGTTGTCTTGCTACGTTAAGATCACCTGGTTTTGCTTCTCCACTTCTTACCTTGTCTAACAATT